CCACCTATTCTTCAACTGCTTAACCATAATCTGATTCAGCTGCTCAAGCTCCTCTGTTGAGATTAGTGCAATCATGAAGTCTGCAGTTGCAGGCAAACCAAACGACTCAGATGTATCTTCAAGACCAATATCAGAGTTTGTATAACCAGACCGAGTTGTCTGAGTAGCCGATACGATTGGTAGATTGAACTCAACAGCCAAGCCACGAAGCTCTTCAGCGATCGCCTTCACATATGTATATGAGTTGATATTCTGCCCACCTTTCAAGCGAGACGACATACAGATATTCAGATAGTCGATGTAGATAATATCAGGTGCAAAATTTTTCTTAGTCTTTAGCTCGCCGAGCAGATGACGGAAGTGACCGCTACCAGCAGAAGCTGTGGGATACTCCTTGATAATCAGTTTACCACCTGTCTTACCCTTTAGACGTGCAATCCGCTTCTCAAAAACATCTTTCGGCATCATGTTGACGTCATCAATCGTCGAATCGAGTAGATTAGCGTCAATACGTTCAGCAATACGTTCTTCTGCCATTTCCATAGTAATGTACAGAACATTCTTACCATGCATTAGATTAGTCGCAGCAAAGTGACACATTGCTAGAGACTTACCCACACCAGTACCAGCAAGAATAATATTCAGAGACTTACGAGGTATCCCACCCTTAGTAACTGTATTCAATAGATCAATATCAAACTCTATACGATCTTCTTTACGGTGGTAAAAGTCATATCGCTCATCTACATTCTCGAGGAAGTCATGACCGATATTGTTATCAAAGGTAACTCCAAGTGCCTCTTGCAAAAGTTTCGGAATGCCACCTTTATCAATCTCTTTATCCTTCTCGTCAAGCACGAGAATAGATCTACGAACAGCATTATAGATTGCTTTATTTTGACAGAACTTCTCAGTTTTATCAACCAACCATTCTAAACTGTTCGCTTCATCATAAGATAGTTGCTCAATCGTATCTGTGATGGATTTATACTGATCTTGATTAAACTTCTTACTCTCATCGATCGAGATTTTCAAGGCATCCTTAGTTGGGATACCGTTATAAGACGACATATAGTCATCAATGATCTTGAATACTTCTTTCTGTTCTAAACTGTCGAAATAGTCCCCCTTCAGAAAGGGAAGAACTTTACGAGTATAATCTTCATTATGTAGCAAACTCCCTAAGATGAGAGACTCAATCATTCAGTTCTTCCTCCATCATAATCTTCTGGTCGCCAACCATATATCTCTTACGAAGGTGGTCAGAGAAGTCTGTTTCGCTAAACATCATCATCCAGAACTCTTTACTGTTTTGAATTTCTTTAGCTCTATACTTCTGACCAACCAACTCACCAGTTTCTCTATCAACAAGCTGATACCAACCATTGCTGGGTTTCGCAACGTAGTTAGCCTCCAACGCTGCATCGAGCAAACCAGACCACTTATTAATACCACCCTCCCACGTTACAGTCAATGGAATCTTGGACTTTTCTTTGACGTAACGAGACTTCTCAACATTGATAATGAAATGATATCCAGCGATATCTGTTCCCTCTTTTTCCTGCTGTCTGCCAATGATCCAAATATTGTCAGCAGAGTAGTAGATACCTGTACCACCAGATACCACTGCCTTCGGAAACATTCCGATCTCCATATAGGTGTGATTAACAGCAATCAGAGGAATGTCCTTCAACGACAGATGAGGAGTGATCATACGGAATAGAGATTTCAGAGCTTTTGCTCGGCTCATGTCAGCAACAGATTTACCAGCTAGTGCATCCTCAACTTCTTTCTTAGAGGCAAGGTTGCCCACAGAATCAATAATGATACAAACACGCTCGCCCCTCTCGAGACCATCTAGCTGCTGCATAATGTCAAACTTGAGTTGTTCAGCATCAGTTACTGGAGTATGAACAACTCGGTCCATGTCAATGCCAAACGAATCAAAATAACTCTGAGGTGTACCAAACTCTGAATCATAAAATAGAATTACACCATCTTCGTACTTATCAAGATATGCAGCACCCATCAGTAGAGAGAATGCAGTCTTGAAATGCTTTGATGGTCCAGCGAGGACTGTCAGCCCTGGAGTCAGACCACCATCTACGCGACCGGATAGAGCCACGTTTACCATTGGCACCTGAGTTGGGACCATATCTTTTTTACCGTAAACTGTTGAATTAGATAAACTGTCAGTGAGTTTAACTGAACTGTTCTTGATTAATTTATCAAGCAGGTTGTTAGCCATAGAAAATCCTTTCTTTCCACGAGTATGAATTCATTATAACCTATGAAGGATAAAAAGTAAAGGGATTATGCCTTATAAACGGCATCAAGTTTATCTCGAAACTGCTCGATTTTATCGAGTCTACTTGGCCAGTAGATGTAATCCTTTTCTGGATTAGCAGCGAGATTGTTTAGTAGTGGCTGAAACATGTTATAGAGGGTGTTGATCTTATCCTCTAATGCTTCTTTCTCAGATGTTGTGAGAGAGGCAGCTGATGCAACTTCTTCCTTTTCAGCTTCTAACTTTTGTACTGCTTCGAGTTCGTCCTCGTCCATTGCGGAGAAACCGAAGTCAAAATCAAAACTATCTACCATCTATTTTTCCTCTAATGACAGTGATATTATATTTATATCATGTGAATCGTGTGAGGAACCTTGCAATGTGATGGACAAACGGTAGAAGTGAAACCGCCATCAGTAGGTTCACGCCTGTATGCGCCATAGCAATTCTTAACGTATCACCCTTCGGCATGCCATCAGAGACAAGCAATCCAGCAATCCAAATCGTTCCAGTAGTTCCGATGTTAGCACCAAGAACTGCAGCGACGGCTGCTGGCAGAGGAACCGCTCCAGATGCAACAAGAGCAATGATTGCTGTCGTAGAGAGAGATGATGATTGCCACAATAGTGTTAACACGATACCACCAATAAACATCCAGTAGGGATTATGAATAAAGAAGTTAAGCTGGTCTAGGTTACCCATCGACTTCATCCCACCAGAAAACATTTTCAAACCAATATAAAAAATCACTAGCCCAACTAAGGCTGTGATTACGGGATTACCTAGATCCATTTTCTTTACCTTTTTAATGAGTTTCTTTGTTTCATTCATAACTCACCCTCTACTGTTTACATTATATAGTACATGAAGCCTAATTTGTAATAAAACTTTAATAAAAAAGATGGGGTCCGAAGACCCCACCCCATTACTCCGTGAGAAGGTTTTTTGTAGATTTGACTTCAATCTTTCTCGGCTTCTTTTCCTCGGGAATAATATTCTCGAGTTCAATCATCAGAATACCGTCTTGTAAAGATGCATCACGAACTTCGACTGTCTCAGCCAAACTAAACGACCTGGTAAACGCTCTCTGCGCAATACCCTTGTGGACATATTCCACTTCTGTTTGTTTAGGATTAGCAACGATAGTAAGAACACTATCTTTGACAGTAATGTCAAAATCTTCTAACGCAAAACCAGCTACAGCCATTTCAATAACGAAACGGTCTTCGCTTTCTTTGCGTAGATTAAATGGGGGATAGGTTCCAGATTCTGTTCTGGAGTGTGCTTCCAAAAGTCTGTTAGCAAGTTTATCGAATCCAATGAAGAAAGGATCTCGTGTGAAAGCCTGATGTAAATAATTTACTTCTGCCATAGTTACCTCCTATTAAGCAAGGTTTATATTAAAAGAGTGCGGTACCCCGTAGCAATACCACACTCTATATATAATACTTCTTGGTAGAAATGTCAAGATCTTTTTAAGTTTTATTTGATCCAATATTGTATTTTGGAACTAGCTCCCACTCACCTTTTTCTTTGTGAGGAAGAATCTTAATTTGTGAAAGGGGTGCAATAGGATCCTGAGTCCTGGACTCATCAACGATCTTAATCAAACCCCACTCCGCTAAAAGATTTGCGATTGTGTTTCTACGCGCTCTATCTTCTTCTGAAAACGAAGACTGCTTTCCGTCTAGGATAAAGAGCTCTTTAAAATGGGTAATATAGTAATTCCCGCGCTTGTGGAGGATATGACATGACTGGAACAACTTCTTCTCTTTTCTGGAAGCTACGCCAATCCGCGTCAATGTCTCTTTCACTTTAAGGAAGTCATCGCTCTGAGGAAGGGTAACTTCAACTAAACTATTAACTGAATCCATCTCATACTCCACCTGTTTCTTGTTCTTTTTTTAAAAGAGTAAGTTGTTCATCAGATAATATATTGAGATACTGTTTTGCTACTCGCTTATTGCATTGATAAGCATTACAAATCAATTCTATATTATTATCCTTTTCCTTTTTAAGCCATTTCTTAAAACGTTTTCTAGGTCGTAGAATATTTATATAATATTGAAATTGTGGTTTGTTATCGAGATGCCATAATGCGTTCATTTCATTCGCATGTAGTATTGTATCGGCGAAGTTTGCGAATGCTTTGTTAGTTAGATATGAATCATACCCATTTTCTGCTAACTTGTCATTCTCAGTTCCTGTCATTAGATCCTTTTTGGTATAGGATGCAGCATTGATGTAATCGAAGGGACCCATCACTTGAACTCCGCTTCCATCATGATCACTGTCAAGCAAGCAATCATATTGATCTCAGCATCAGCCACGAACGCAGCCTTGTATTGATATTCACCAAGAGTTACAACAACTCCAGGAATACTATTAGGTTTGATATAGTCAGAGCTCTTATCAAAGATTTCCCGAAAGATAGCTGACGAATCGGTATCAGAGTTTTCAAACACCCACTTACGCATACCATCAAAGTCTTTAACCTTCATGGTCTTCATAAGCGATACGAGATTTTCATCCCGCCAGTTTCTTAGGATGCCAGCGTCAATAGACCCAGTACCAGAATAACGCTGTAGTTCATTAAGGACTCTGCGCCAATCTGGAAAATGCTGTTGGATAACTTGAGCCAGAGCTTTCTTATCATACTTCACTTCCTCTTCGTTAAGAATAAACTCAACACGTTTCATAAACTGCATAGCCATAGTGGCTTTGATCTTTTTATCAAACTTAAAATCGATCACAGAGCATCGAGACTGTAGAGGGTCAATGATACGATTCTTGAAGTTACAGGTAAGAATGAAACCACAGTTGCTCGAGTACTCCTCCATAAAATTACGGAGAGCTGGTTGTACCGAGTTGGCGTTGAGATAGTCAGCCTCATCAAGAATCACATACTTACGCCCACCACTAAAGGAGACAGATGAGGCGAAGTTTTGAATCTCAACTCTCAACACATCAATAGAACGACCTTCGTTCGAACCATTGATAACAATATAATCAGCACCCAACTCTTCACAAAGAGCTCGAGCAACTGTAGTCTTACCGATACCAGCAGTACCAGTAAGTAGCAAGTTAGGTATGTTATTTTGATCTACAAACTGTTGAAACGTCTGCTTCAACTCATCGGGAAGTATCGCCTCCTGTATAGTACGGGGACGATACTTCTCCACCCAGAGAAAGTTCTCCTTCATCACATAACTCCATAATATAAAACATCACATATAATATCATAAACAAAAGAGGAAGTCAATTACTTCTTCTTTAAGGACTTTTCACTTGTTGTAGCAACTTCCTGAACAGCGGCATCATCTAGTGTAACATCTGATGCTGGAGCTGACGCGGCTCCCTGCGCTTGCTCCTGTTGCTGCACATACTGCTGTACTGCTGCAGAAAACTTTTCACGAAGCGCGCCGATAGAGGCTAGTTCTTCTCCACGGAATGCACCACGCTGTGTAACGACATCGATAACTCTAACGATCGAATCGAAATCCTGAATTGTGATATCACCGCCGACT